AAATTCGATTCTTCCCATTCGCCATCATTGAATCATTACTCGTGTACTGGAACGCAGTTAGGAGTGGCTCCAAAGCATCTTCTTTGAAAATAGATTGCGAAGTGAGTTCACCTAAGACGACGTCGGTGTTTTACGAGTTTTTACATAATCAACATGGCAGATTCGTTCGGTTTTACTCCAATGGAGGTTTTGCTTTTTGGTGGTGAATCGGTTCAGTTGTTAACTTCAGACATGCCTATTGATGTCCAGTGGGGCTTTGTACACTCCACTCGATGTTATGCTCTCTGGAAAGACGACTTGATTCATCTCAATCCGCTGTTGAAATATTCACAGCGAATTGCAAAACGGTGGGAAAGGTTAGTTTCGGGCTTTGTTGGCCCAGTACCGCTTGATAAGTTGTTGTCTTTGTTGGCAAAACTTATGAGGTATTGTGTTAACATGGGGGTGTCTGTACAGGAGATATATTTGTCTGATGCTATTGTTTCATCGTCTTATATGTTGCATGTGTCTAGGAGTGCAGGTTGTGTGTCTTTTAGTTGGTTGTATGCCAAGCTGTCCATGTTTGCTTCGTGTGGCAAGTTCTGGGTAGGGTCTTCACATCACACGGCTGCCAACATGATTGAAGGTTCCCGTGCTGTGAATGGTCCGGATGTGGCTATTTCTGAGATGGTTGAAGCCTTCCATTTAGAGGTGAAGTCTTCACTCGTTGTAACTGTGTCTTTGACTCCTAGGGAGAAAAAGATTCTGGAGCGAGAGCTAGGTTTTGTGCCGTTGTACAAACAGAAAAGTAGAGCTCCACGCAATCACCCAGTGCTGGCTGCTCTTCGCGAGGTTATGAGGCAGGAGTATTCTGCTAGTTGTAATATTCTTAATACAAAGTTGAAAACACTGGTAGTTGGTGCTGCCAGTCGTGAAGTTAATTGTTATTCGTCTAATCCGTCTGTACATTACTATTTTGCTAATAAAGATAGCAAGGATTTGGTAAGGACCACTCTGGAGTTGTTGCATAGCGCTTTGGCTACAAAGTACCGCAATATGGAAAGTGGTGAGCGAGAACTCATGAATAATTTGAAGGGTTGTGGTTATATTGTCAAAAGGTCGGTTGAAAATGCTGTCTATGAGGTTGTTTCTGATAAAGATGTTGCCGAAGTGTTAAGGTATGCGCAAACTGTCGCTTCAACGAAGAAAGAGGCGAAAAAGAAACCTAACACTGGAAAGCGAAAAATGGTCATGTCGGAAGCAACTCGTAGAACAATCGAACTGCATGAGTTGTCGCGTATTGTAGCCGAAGAGAAGAAGATTCCTAACCATTTCCACTTTGATGAAAGTGATTTTGCTTCTGTTGGTAATTTTACTCAGTTGGTTTGTGAAGATGTTGGTTACAATTTTTCTGTGGATGCTTGGTTGCATTTGTTCGAGGCGACCGGTGCGCAGACTGCCGTTGGTTATATGGCATTGCCTAACGAACTTTTGTTTGAACATTATCCAATATCAGATTATTATGATTATTGGGAGGGTGTTGAAAAGCATGGTTCATTGGGTGGTATTACTATTTCCCCTTTGCGGAATGGACAGGTTGTTGGTATGCCGACTGGGGTTTTTCAACCTGTTCATTTTGACAAGACGTCTGCTGGTTTAGGTATTCCTGGTTCAAAGATGGGTGCTGCTGAACGTGTTATATGTCACATGTCAGATGGACTTGGAAATGGCTACAATCATGTTAAAAGTGATTGGCAGACGTTGTTGAAACATCCTATTTTGTCTTCTTCAAAGTATAATTTTGCTGTTGAAGTGGATTTAACGGGACGTTATGGTTGTCTTGCTACCTTTCGGTTAACTCGTGTGACTGGAGTCAAGTATGTTGCTAGAACTATAAAATTGCGTCCAGAAGATAGGTATGTTCGGGTGTTGGATTTGTTACATATTGTGCGTAGTATTAGGTTGAAAGGGCATGCCGGTTTGAAAGAACCATATCAGTATTTTCCTGTGTATAAACGTGAGGTAGATACGCCGGTGTCTTACTGTTTTTCTATTGCTGAAAAATCGTTGACAGTACAAAACATTGCTAATTTTATTAGACATCATATTGGTGGTGTTTCTTTAGTTAACAAAGAATTAGTATCGGCGTGGCGTCTGAATCCACAACTTGTTCCTTCGTTCGCATATGCCGTTTACTTTTATGTTGTTAATTTGAGAGGTGAGTTGGATGGGATGTTGCAGAAGTTAATGAAAAAGGGTATCACATGGGCAGATAGGTTGAAGGCTAATGTTTCAGCGTTTTTGCGAGATATGGTAGATCCTATTAGTTTTTTGTGGACGTGGTTATTTGAGAGGAGATTAGTCGATCAAATTTTTCAGGATGGGACTGATGTTTTTTACCAGATGGATCGTGCTTGTGTTGATGAGAAGGCATTGCGTTTGAACGATCACATTAAAATCACACGAGACTTTTTGCCTGCTGACACTTTACTTCCTGAAGGATGGTCTTTAGACGATTGGGAAAAAGCTCCCGATAGTTTGAAGACTCTTTCGGCAGCTGCTTCGTTGCCAGTAGAGTGCGGGGCGGTAAATTGTGTTGGTAAGTCGTTTAAGAGCGTGCGTACTCTATTACCACCATCTGTTGTTACTTCACCTGTTGAGCAGTTTTTCAAATCTGGTGGTAAATTTAGAGATGATGCCGAGTTTGCGGAATTGTTGAGTGCGCACTATCGCTGGCAGATGGACAATTCTTTTTGTGCTTGTCAGGTTTGTGCTGCTTTGACTGGTAAAACGGGTTCTCAAGTTGTTGAATGCAGATGGAAAGCTGAGTCTATGTATACATTTTCTATGTCACAAACTGAGGTTGATGATTTTAGAAATGAGATTAAGGCTCAATCTATTGAAAAGGGAAATCGTTTTGGTGAAATGTTAATAGGTGTACATCAGAAAATTCCTACACAAGCCTTTGAGGTTTCAGTTCGACTCGAATATGTTAAAGGTGGGCCTGGTACGGGTAAATCTTTTCTTATAAGATCATTGGCTGACCCTATCAGGGATCTTGTGGTTGCTCCGTTCATAAAATTGCGTTCTGATTATCAGAATCAACGAGTTGGTGATGAGCTTCTTTCTTGGGACTTTCACACGCCTCACAAAGCATTGGATGTTACTGGTAAGCAAATTATTTTTGTTGATGAGTTTACAGCCTATGATTGGCGTTTACTAGCTGTGTTGGCTTATAGAAATCATGCCCATACTATTTACTTAGTTGGTGATGAGCAGCAGACTGGTATTCAAGAGGGTCGTGGAGAAGGAATATCGATACTTAACAAAGTTGATCTGTCTAAGGTTTCTACACATGTTCCAATCATGAACTTTAGAAATCCTGTCCGTGATGTTAAGGTATTAAATTATCTGTTTGGGTCTCGTATGGTTCCTATGTCTTCCGTTGAAAAGGGATTTAGTTTCGGGGATGTTAAAGAATTTTCGTCTTTGTCAAATATCCCAGACACTAAAATCATTCATTATTCCGATGAGACTGGTGAACATATGATGCCTGATTACGTTAGGGGAGTGTCAAAAACTACTGTCCGTGCTAATCAGGGTAGTACCTACGATAATGTTGTTTTGCCTGTTTTACCATCTGATTTGAACCTGATTAACTCAGCTGAGTTGAATTTGGTAGCTTTATCTCGTCACAGGAATAAGTTAACCATTTTATTGGACAATGATGGTATGAATATTGGTGCTGTTTTGAAAGGCATGCTTGAGGGTGTGCCGGAAGAACTCGAAAGAAGGGATTACATTGTTGGGATGTACCTTGGGTTACATTTACCTATTAAGAAAGAGTTCTTCTTTCCTGAGTCTGAGTTTGCTAAATCGTTTAGATTAATGGTTGCTAAGTATGAGGCATTTGTACCTTACGATAGTAATTTGCCAACTTTGGTTTTACAAGGAGATGTCGTTGTTTTGGACATAGCACGTGTGGAAAACGACATTAATGATGCCTTTAATTGTCCAGATTTCTATAATCTTGTGTCTCGTCCTAACAATTGTTTAGTAGTAGCTATTTCAGAATGTTTAGGTGTGACGCTAGAAAAATTGGACAATCTTATGCAAGCTAACGCTGTGACGCTTGATAAGTATCACGCGTGGTTGTCTAAGAAGTCTCCATCAACTTGGCAAGACTGTAGAATGTTTGCCGATGCTCTGAAGGTTTCCATGTACGTTAAGGTTTTATCTGACAAACCTTACGATCTAACTTATGAGGTTGATGGTGCTGGTTCCTCAGTGACATTACATTTAGTTGGTAAGGAAAGCGATGGGCATTTTATTGCTGCCCCGCTTAGTCCGTCGCTTTCTACCAATGAGAGAGAGTCCGGACATGATAGTAAGAAACCGGCTGATGATTCTGACACCTTTGATGCTGCTAATTTGTTTGCTGATAAGGGTGTTTCTTCCGCTGATATAGAGGCTTTTTGTGCCTATTTAGAAAAGACTTTAATGGCAACAATTATGGAGTATGATTTGAGATTGCAATCGTGGGCTAATGTGGTTGATGATACTGACGATTTTTATCAAATTAATATTTCTGAGTTTCGTCAGTCCACGTGTTTTGGTAAATTGTTGTCAGCGCTTGAAGTTTTGAAGGTTGATGTTTCGAGGAAGAGGTTTATATCTGATTGGTTGTGTAAAAATCTTGAGAATAAACAATTCCGGTGGCGTTGGTCTTCTAGTGTGGCTTCAACTAGTTCGGCCGGGTCGAATGTCGACGATGATTTTGTCAATATGGCAGGGGGAAAGACTGATGCTAATGTTGATCCTGCTGATGTTTTGAGGCAGAGTTTTATGGATTATGCATCGGAATTTGTTCCTATCCTTATCGCTGAATCACCAATACTTATGCCGTTAGTTGAGCCTGAACCGATATTGTCCAAGTGTATGGTGCCTGAGTTTGACGCCTTTTTATTAATAAAGGAATTTGATTTGGACAATGGTGCTGATGAGTATCAATGCGCTTATCTTAATGAATCTGTTGCTAATCGTGTTGGTGACAAATTTGTTTCGGGTGTTTTGGACACTGATATTATATCTCCATTAAATCTGAGGGGACATCCTATTGCTGAAAATGTTAAATATCACAGTATGTGTGTGGCCCCGGCTCAGATATATTTTAAGCGGAATCAGTGGCAAGAATTACAGGTTCAACAGGCTCGGTACTTATTTCGAAAAGTGAGGAATTCTCCATCATCGACACAAGATAGTGTTGCACGTATGGTTGCTCAGCTATTTGTTTCTGATTGTTTGGTGCCAAACGTAGCTGATACTTTTTCTGCTTCCAATTTGTGGCGAATTATGGACAAAGCTATGCATGACATGGTCACAAAAAATTATCAAGGACAAATGGAAGAGGAGTTTACGCGTAATGCTAAATTATATCGTTTTCAGTTGAAGGATATTGAAAAACCTTTGAAGGACCCAGAGACTGATTTGGCAAAGGCTGGTCAAGGGATATTGGCATGGTCTAAGGAGGCACATGTTAAGTTTATGGTTGCTTTTAGAGTTTTAAATGATTTGTTATTGAAGTCGTTAAACTCTAATGTTGTTTACGATAACACAATGTCTGAGACCGAATTTGTTGGAAAAATAAATGCCGCCATGAATATAGTACCGGATAGTGCTATAAACGGGGTTATCGATGCTGCTGCTTGCGATTCTGGGCAAGGGGTTTTTACCCAATTGATAGAAAGACATATTTATGCTGCTTTGGGCATTTCTGACTTCTTTTTGGATTGGTATTTCTCATTTCGTGAGAAATATGTTATGCAGTCCAGATATGTCAGAGCACATATGTCTTATGTTAAGACTAGTGGAGAACCCGGCACTTTGCTTGGTAACACCATTTTAATGGGTGCTATGTTAAATGCTATGCTTCGTGGGACCGGACCATTTTGTATGGCCATGAAGGGCGATGATGGTTTTAAAAGGCAGGCTAATTTGAAAATTAACGATCAAATGTTAAAGTTGATTAAAAAGGAAACTGTCTTGGATTTCAAATTGGATTTAAATGTTCCTATCACTTTTTGTGGTTATGCTTTATCTAATGGACATTTGTTTCCAAGTGTTTCACGTAAATTGACGAAGATAGCAGCACACAGGTTCCGTGAGTATAAGCATTTTTGTGAATACCAGGAATCTTTGCGTGATTGGATTAAAAATCTTCCCAAAGACCCAGCTGTTTATGCTGATTTTTTGGAGTGTAATGCTAGCTTATCTTGTCGCAATGTTGACGATGTTCAACGTTGGTTGGATGCTATTATCTCTGTGTCCCGAATTGGGCGTGAGCAATTTATGATGATGTTCCCGATACGGGAAGTTTTTATGTCATTGCCACCCGTTGAGGATAGTTTGGGTGAGTTATCTTCTACGAAAGTGGCTGTGTCTATTGGGGACAATGTTTCTAATGTTGTTAGAAAGGTTGCCCGTGTCGATATGAAAAAGTTTTAATGTGTAATATAGTAATATAATACGTTGTATACTTGTGAGTAGTATAAGTTTGAAAATGAATAAAGGCCATGCCACAGGCCTCCTATCTTGATGAAGGTTGTTGTGGTTTTCTCATTACTGTTTTATTATTGTTTGAGTTGCTTATGTCGGTTCTTGATTATGTGGTGCATAATTATTGAACTAATTGTTTGTTGGGTTGTAATGTACTGACTGGGTGTGAATTGTACCAGTCGTTAAAGGGTTTACTATCAGTATATTGATAT